GGAAGATGCTGCTATCGTGCCTGTACTAAATCCGACACTAGCTTTATTATCCGCACCTAAAAAACCTTTGACAGTAGCCGCACCATCAACAGTTAGATTTGAATTTAGTCTGACAGGCTTACCAAACAGATTGAGAGTGGCCCCATCGTTCTGTAGATAAGTTCCGCCAGTAGTACCTAGATAGACAATACCTGTATCATTACCACCATGACACCAGATTCCTCCAGTCGTGAATGAAGCTGATCCACCATACTGAGTAACTGTTCCGTTAAGATTTATTGAACCGTTAAGATATATGGTACTATTAGATCGCGTAATCTGAAAAGGTGTACCCAGATATGCACCTGCGTCACTATAACGATGGATCATAAATTCTGATCCAGCGTCAGCTCCACTTTCTGAACCAAAATCACCTAATCGTACATGCCAACGATCTACTCCATTCATCTGTCCAACGATTTGATTACCATCAGCGCCAGTAGCCTTATTGAATATAAGTGCAGGTGAATTAGTATTTATCTGTATCTTCGAACTATAGAATTTAACTATTCCAGCATTATCTATATTCAATCTCTCAGTCAGCGCACCATTATCGATCTTCGTATAGAACTGAAGTATGCCACCTCTATTACCAGCTGTTCCAACAGCTGAACCAATGATACCTGCAACTTGTTTATTAACTACAGGAGTATTGGTATCCGCGATGAAACCAACGTGGCCAACGACACTATTTGACGCATCTAATCCACTAGCTAACTCTAGATATCCTCGATCTGTAGGATTATAGACAGTAAGGTGATTCTTAAATGTAGGAAGAACAGATGAAACTATACCTGGAGTAGATGTTCCCACTCCAACATGACCCTCTGGAAGAATAGTTAACTGAGTCTTAAGTACACCAGCATTCCAAAGACTGAACTCCATACGGCCTGAAGCATCATTATTATGCCTGGATACACCAATAGTTCCAATTCGTTTATCCGCAGCAGTGTTTGATTGATTGCTAAATGAAATGTGACCAACAGGAAAATTCGTTGTGCTGTTACCAGTAAGATCAAGAGCAGCAAGTGAATTAGGTACATTATCAGATCTGATATTCAATACGCGCGCAGGAGCAGTATATATTGAAAATATCGATGGAGTAACACCACCAAGACTTGCATTTCCAGTTATTCCATCAATATGAAATAATGTAGTAAGTACTCCATCAGTTGGAGTTGACCCGGCACCATGCCTTACAAATTTGAAACCTACTGGACCCTCATTCGCAATCAAAAGGTTATATGATGGAAATGCAGGGTATGTCTTTATCCCGCTCAGTACACCCGCATTGGATAGTTCAACACGACCACCCTGTCCGATACCGGATTGTTGGGCTCCCGCCACAGCATTGCTGTATGCTTGAAATTGATGATTTGCATCTACATAAACTCGTAGAACACCGCTATTCGTTATATTGAGAGCGCCGGTCATAAGATCGCCGGCAGCGTTAACAAACCGGGCGTCACTCTCTGACTTGTTATAGGCGTCTATTACTTCCCCACTCGTATCTTCTTCGATCTTGATTGCCCAACCATAGCCATTCCAGACATAGCTCACGCCGCCAGACGTGTACTCCTGACCTGGAACTGGACCGGACGGGAAGTCAAACATCAGATCTTCTTTCCAAGTAGCTTCAACAACGCAGATTCAAGCTCACTGACACGTTTTCGTAGTGCCTTCATCTCTTGAAGCAGAATTGGAACATACTTGGAATAGTCAACACCCCAAAAGTCATAACCCTCAGTCACCTTGACATGAGTGACCGCCATTGGATAAACTGTGATTGCCTGCTGAGCAATGACACCATAGCTGCGATCTGTGGTCCCCTTCCATGCAAAATCATAGACGTTGGTGCTGTCAATGATGCGCCCGGAATCAAAGTCTCGAAGATCCTCTTTATGTTCTCCACTTGATCCGGTATTGTAGGCCACAGCAATTGGTGTCTGATAGATGTTCCCAATGGCAGTTCCCGCAGCATTGTAGAACAGGAGAGCAGTAGTCTCATCAGCCGCTGGTCGAAGAGCAATACCGTTCTGAACAGCAGCGCCTGGATAACTGATCTTAAGCCCGGCTGCCAAGGTTGGCATCGGATCAGGACCAATCTCGATAGGCGCACCAAATCTTGAGATGCCTGTAGCGCGACTTATCTTCAGAACAGGAGTTCCAATAATGACACCGGGATCGTCATAACGATAAATCGTAAGATCACTTCCCGTACCTCCGCCACTTTCTACAGCTTGATCACCTGGTTGAATAATCCAGCGGCGTGTACTATTGACCATGCCGACCAGACCACCGGCCGCAGCTTCGGTGTTATTCAGATATAGACCTGGAGATCCCTTACTGATGATATTCGCCTGTCGCTCCGCCACCTGTATTTCCACCGCTGTTGACCTGAACCCATTGCTTGGAGTTCCCATCGTCATAATAGAACCAGAGAACTCCTGAGTCAGTCTCCCACCACAATTGACCAGGTGCGGGAGCCATTGGAGGAGCGTCACCAATGGCAATACCTCCACCAATCAATTTTCGTTCTGATGGATCAATCGACGATGGAACACCAACCCAAAGCCTAGTTGGATTAGCCATCTCGATAGAAAGTTCGCCTGGCAAAAGTCCGATCGGACTGGAACCGGGTACTGAAGTTCTTTTGATCTGGATAGGTACGACCATCTATATGTCCTCAGTACGTTCCACCGTCGATCGACACTAGTTCAAGTCCAGACGTTGAAAGACCGTTACCGCGCAGTGCTGTAATAGAATTAGGAGCAATCGTGATACCGGTGAAAGTGATAGGACTGGCTGCTTGTCCATTTCCAGTCAACTCGGGTGCTGTCACAGCAACGATAGGATTGGCAATCGCTGCATCTTGTTCTGTATTCTTGGCATCGAGTGCCACGAGAGCTTCTTGGACATCGTCAGCTCCGGCTACAGCCGGAGAAACAATAACAGCAGAAGCTGTGACCGTAGACATAGGTCCAAATGGAAGATGTGTCCATTCAACACCGTCGGAGAGCAGCCAGTCACTCTTCTCGTAGTTTGGAAGACCATTAATGGTACCGCCCGGAGGAACTGAACCAGCCGTATCACAGATAAGATACCAACCTTTATTAGCAAGCGCCGGAACAGGCAAAACGTTACCGCTCATACCAGACGTTGCGGTCCATACAATCGATCCATCATCAGCAGCGAACGATCCAACAAATTCGCTAGATGCAGCTAGAGCATCAACTGCTCCCTTCAACTCGTTAATAGCCGGAACGATCTTTGGAGTCAAACTTGCATCGATTTGATCAACCCTGAGCCCAGTGAGAGCCATAGTATTGAACGGGGTTCCGAACGCTTCATTAGTAGCGCCGGCGATCATCTCCGTCTCAGTAGCAGCACGCACAACGTCGCCGCTCTCACCACTCTGGGTTCCGTTGACCTTCACCCACTGAGTGGAATTGCCGTCATTGTACCAGAGCCACATTACTGCGGTATCACTCTCCCACCACAGTTGGTTCGGCTGCGGATTTGGCGGAGGTGTATCACTGACGACAACAAACTTGAGGTGAAGCAATCCCCAGGCGGTAAACGATGCACACAGGTTCTTGAGCGAGCTGCAATCCCAAGGTCCATCAGGATCGAGACATTCCGCAAAGCTGAGCAGCTCCGAAACAATCGCGTTGACCTGCTTCGGTTCTATCCGCGCATCGCAGTCTGCCGGAAGTGCTGTCAACTCGCAGTTAGACAGGAACGCAGGCAGAGGTGGATAGGCGTTCTGCACATCAGGTGGATGAGTGGGATTACCCGCCGCATCGCGGTAAACGACTGCACCTGCGGTTTCGAGCTCTGGAAGAATACCTGGCATTTCAGCAGCCCCGTGTGATGTTAGGTGGGCAACTTGTAGGAAGCATCGAACGAATGATGCATTCTGCGGCTAGAACTCCCGGCCATATCTGATCAGGAAGACCCGCTGGTTTGTCACAAGCGCGATCCCACACTGCTGAAACTTTATCAGGAGGTTGATTCACTTCGCAGATATCTCCAGACCCTACTCCCTCGAGCCAGTCTTGACTATGAATAATCTGAAATGCAACATCTGAACAGTTATACACATCGCACGGATCAGGTAGCGATTGATCAGGAGCGGGAGGTGGATAGATTGGTACGATCTTGGCACCAAGAGGTTCAATGAT